AGCAGTATACAAGAGCAACCGTTAATGGCAATATGAAAGATGTCAGGGTGCATTACTACGTTGATAATACCTGTGCATGGCAGAATCTGCCCCACAGTCTGAGCGGCTGGCACGCCGCTGATGGTAGTGGCAATGGCAATCGTAGAACAATTGCAATCGAGTGCATTATGTCATCTGCGTATAATGTGACAGATAAGAAGTCTGAGGACAATTGTGCAAGATTGGCGGCAGCTTTGTTGAAGAAATACAATCTTGATATTAACCACCTCTTTACCCACACGCACTGGCTCAATGTCAGGGACGGAAAATCGGGTACTGTGGATTATCTCAATACCGCAAAAAATCCGTACAAGACCTGTCCGCTGTATATTTTGCCGCACTGGTTCGCATTCAAGGCAAAGGTGCAGTCTTACATGAAATCAGGTACTTCTGTATCGAAAAATCCGACAACAAAGCTGCTCTACAGAGTTCGCAAAAGCTGGAGTGACGCAAAGTCTCAGATTGGTGCATTTTCTTCTTTGGACAATGCAAAAAAGGCATGTAAACCAGGATATTATGTGTTTGATGCAAACGGCAATGTTGTCTATCCAACCAAAAAGTCCGTTGACGAAATTGCCCGTGAAGTCATTCAGGGTAAATGGGGTAATGGCACTGACCGCAAAAAAAGACTTACAAATGCCGGATATGATTACAATGCCGTGCAGAAGCGTGTGAATGAACTGATGAAATAATATGTCAAATATGTCCCTGAGTAGTTTTTCGGAACTGCTCAGGGATTTTTTCTTTTAGGGGCTAATTTTCTGGAGCTTTTAGCGGACTGTATGGTAGGAGGTGCTGCTTGTGACAACAGAAGAAAAAAGAACCGTTGAGCTTTTGCGGCAAAACGGAAAAAGCAATGCAGAAATTGCAGAGCATTTGCATATATCGCCCAACACTATTAAGTCCTATCTGAAACGCAAGAAAAGAAGTGATAACTCTTGCCTGATGTGTGGCATTACCATTACACAGACACCGCATAGAAAGAAGAAAAAATTCTGCTCCGACCACTGTCGACAGAAATATTGGAGAAAGAATGCAGGAAGAACCTCCGCAATGAAAGAAGTCGTCTGTGCAGGATGTGGAAAGAAATTCTATGCCTATGAAAGCAAACAGCGTAAATACTGCTCACTTCTCTGCTATCACGGAGGTATTGCGGATGGACAGTGAAAAATTACAAAAAATCAGCACCTATAAGGTCACACTTGCTGTTCTGAAAAAGTGGCGGAAAGACGGCATTATTTCGGAACATGAATTTCGTAAATGCGAGTTAAAAATTGCCGAAAAATTCGATATATCTTTGTGCAGTATATATCGTGAAACTGCTTGACTTTAGGTCGCTTCTGATTTAATATGTAACACTGAGGAGGGATACTATATGGCACGCACCATAAAAAAGGTCGAATTTCTGCCTAAAATGCCAAAACTGCTGAACGTTGCCGCTTATGCCAGAGTGTCCAGCGGCAAGGATGCCATGCTGCATTCTCTTTCCGCACAGGTAAGCTATTACAGTGAAAAAATTCAGAAACACACCGGATGGAAATATTGCGGTGTGTATGCAGATGAGGCAGCAACAGGTACGAAAGACAACAGAGAACAGTTTCAGAAACTTCTTGAAAAATGCCGTGCTGGCAGCGTGGACTTGATTCTTACGAAATCCATCAGCAGATTTGCACGAAATACCGTCACATTACTTGAAACTGTACGTGAATTGAAAGATTTAGGTGTGGATGTTTATTTTGAAGAGCAGAATATTCACAGTCTTTCAGCAGACGGCGAACTGATGCTGACGATTCTTGCAAGCTATGCACAGGAAGAAAGCCGTTCAGCAAGCGAAAATCGCAAGTGGCAAATCCGAAAAGACTTTAAAGAAGGCAAAATCGGGAGCATTACAATTTTCGGGTATCGGAGAAATGCTGACGGTATTCTGGAAATTGAACCCACGGAAGCAGAAATCGTTAAGATGATTTTTTCGGACTATCTTTCCGGAATGGGCGGTCTGAAAATTGCAAAGAAACTGAACGAAATGGGTATCAGAACAGCACAAGGGAATCTCTGGACATCTCCAAGAATTAAGGAATTGCTGTCCAATGAAAAATATGTCGGCGATATGCTTTTACAGAAATATTTTCGCAATAATCATATAGAAAAGAGAAAAATGCAAAACAACGGTGAACTTCCCAAATATCTGGTAGAGGACGCACATGAAGCGATTATTGACCGTGATACATTCCAAAAAGTGCAGGAGTTGATTGCACAAAGACAGTCAAAATTTTCTCATACAGGTTCAAAAAACCGCTATCCATTATCAGGAATGATACAGTGCGGATGCTGCGGAAAAAATTATCAGCGAAAAGTATTCAAGCAAGGTTCTGCATGGATTTGTGCCACATTTGCAAGGCGTGGAAAAAAATACTGTCCTGCTGCAAAGCAGATACCTGAAAACATTCTGCAATCCGTTCTTTGCGAGGTTTTAGAGTTGGAGAAGTATGACGACGACGCAGTTCTGAAATATATTCGGCAAATTATTGTTCCCGAACCAAACGAACTGATTTTTATCTTTTATAATGGTAAACAGGTTCAGAAACATTGGGAAAATCCGTCACGTTCTGAAAGCTGGACGGAAGAAATGAAACAAAAAGCAAAGGAAAGGAGTTTACAATGGCACGAAAAATCACAATGATTCCGCAGACCATTAATCCGCAGACACGAACGGCAATGGATACGAGAACAAAACGAAAAGTAGCAGGTTACGCCCGTGTTTCAACGGATTATGAGGAACAGATTACTTCCTACGAGGCACAGGTTGATTATTACACAAATTACATTCAAAGTCGTGATGACTGGGAGTTTGTCAAGGTCTATACAGACGCAGGCATAAGTGCGACAAACACACGGCATCGTGAGGGTTTCAATCAAATGGTGGAAGATGCACTTGCCGGAAAAATCGACCTTATCATAACAAAGAGTGTGAGCCGTTTTGCACGAAATACCGTGGATTCTCTTACTACTGTACGTAAACTGAAAGAAAAAGGAATTGAGGTTTACTTTGAAAAAGAAGGTATTTATACGCTGGACTCTAAAGGGGAATTGCTCATTACAATAATGTCAAGCCTTGCACAGGAAGAATCACGCTCCATTTCCGAAAACGTTACATGGGGACAGAGAAAACGCTTTGCAGACGGTAAAGTCAGTCTGCCATACAGCCATTTTCTTGGCTACAAAAAGGGAGAGGACGGCTTGCCGGAAATTGTACCGGAATAAGCTGAAATTGTCCGCTTTATCTACAGAAGCTACATGAACGGTCAGACATCTTACGCCATTGCAAAAACTTTGACAGAACGCCATATTCCAACTCCGGCAGGCAAGGAAAACTGGCGGCAGTCCACCATTGAAAGCATTCTGACAAATGAAAAATACAAGGGCAGTGCGCTTCTGCAAAAGAAATTCACAACGGATTTTTTAACCAAAAAGACCAAAATCAATGAAGGAGAAGTTCCGCAGTATTACATAGAGGAATCTCACGAACCGATAATTTCTCCGGAAGATTTTGAAGAAGTGCAGGCTGAATTTACAAGACGCAAGAAACTTGGCAGAAAATACAGCGGCAGTACGATGTTTTCTGCAAAACTGGTCTGCGGTGACTGCGGGCACTTTTTCGGTTCAAAGGTCTGGCACTCAACCAGTAAATACCGCCGTGTAATTTGGCAATGCAACAACAAATTCAAGGGAGAGCATTTCTGTTCCACGCCGCATCTTTATGAGGATGAAATTAAAATACGGTTTATCTCCGCCTTTGCTGCATTTTTTCAGAACAGAGAAATGGTGCTGGAAACTTGCAGGATGCTGTTGGAGGATTTGTCCGATACTTCTGCTCTGGATACTAAAATAGAAATGCTGACCATGGAACTGAACGACATTGGTACTCTGATTCGTGAGCATATTCAGAAAAATGCGGAATCCGTACAAAATCAGGATTCTTACAACCTTCGCTACGATGAGCTGACAGAACAATACGAGAGAAAGAAAGGATTGCTCCAAAAAATGCAGCAGAAACGTATTGAGCACCAGAGTAGAATTGAATCAATGGCATCATTTCTGAGAACTCTTGAGAAAACCAACGAACCCATCGACTACTTTGATGACAGTATCTGGCGAACGACCATCGAGAAAGTAACCGTATTCCATGATGGCAGAATGGTTTTCCAGTTTGTTGATGGGACGGAGATTGAAGCATAAAGCAGGAAACCCACTATGGCATTAAGCTGTAGTGGGTGCTTTTTTTGCTTTTCACAAGAAAACGATAGGTGGGTGCATACTGGAAAACGATAACTGAAAAAGGGTGCATTTTTACTTTGGGAGGGTGCATTTTTTGCCCACAAGAAAACGATTACTTTTCTCAAAACACCCCAAAGTGCGAAATCAAAGCGTATTTTTCACCGAAAATCTTACATAAAAAAACGATAAAAGCCTGAAAACAACGAAGTTTTCAGGCTTTTTGACAATGAAAATGCACCCTTATTTTGTATCAAAATAAGGGTGCAGGTATGGAAAAACACTTAACCTTTGATACAATCATGCACTCCCTTTGCAAGGGGTGTGCAAACAGTACCGAAAGGGTGTGCAGTGGGCAACCACTGCCTTTGACAAACCCGGAACACCGGATTCATTCGTTTTGCTTGTAATCTATATTACACTATTTTTCTCGCAAAGTCAAGACAAAAAAGCAGATTTGTGTAATGTTACAAATCTGCTTTTCGTTTTATGTGAAAAATTAATAATGCCGCGATTCAGAATCAAACTGTTATTTCAGTACCGTTTTTAAACCGAAATTGCAATTCTCCCTTTTCACAGATGGTCACTGTTTCAATCGCAGTAAGCCACACGTCCGAACTGAAAACCTTAATCGGCTCTTTTCTCTTTTTTATCTGCTCCATGAAATCTTGGATCACAGTAGTTTTATTTATGCGGTCTAATTTTTCAGCCTGCAATTTCTGATATTTTGCTTTCAACACCTCGTACTCCCGCTCATAGGATTGGTACTCCAGCGTATATTCTGGCTGCTTTTGAACCGTTCGACTATTGATCACAACCATTTCTCTTATGTTTTTTGTGATCTGCTTTTCCTCATCACCCAAAACACTCATTTTCGCATCCAAATCTGAACAGTCTGAAAAAGCATGCAGCAACATCTCGCAAAGACTCAAAACGCTCCCTTTATCAGTAAGCAGCTGATTATAGGCTTTCAAAAAGCCTTGCTTTATCGTGTCCTCATCAATATGCGGTGTTTTGCAATAACAATCATTCGTATATTTCTTGTTGCATCGCCATATCACACGTCTGTAACGGCTATTAGAGTGCCAAATCTTAGGACCGTAAAAACCGCCACACTCGCCACAGACGATTTTGGCTGTGAATATATTGCCACTGTGATAGCGTTTTCCCAGTTCTTTTCTCCTTGCCATTTCCGCCTGCACCAATTCAAATTCCTCTGGTGGAATAATAGCAGGGTGGCTCTCTTCTACATAGTATTGAGGAACCTCACCCTCATTCACTTTGGTCTTTTTCGTAAGAAAATCCACAGTAAATTTCTTTTGCAGCAGAGCAGAACCCTTGTATTTTTCATTGGTCAGAATGCTTTTCACCGTACTGAGATGCCATTGCTCTTTCCCAGATGGTGTCGGAATGCCTTTTTCAATCAAAATACAAGCGATTTTATATGGCGTCATGCCCTCCATAAACCAGCGATAAATACTGCGAACGATTTCTGCCTCCTCCGGCACAATTTCCGGCAAGCCATCTGCTCCTTTTCGATACCCCAGAAAATGCTTGTATGGTAGACTTACTTTCCCATCGGCAAAACGCTTTCTCTGCCCCCAAGTTACATTCTCCGAAATGGAACGGCTCTCCTCCTGTGCCAGACTGGACATAATGGTGATCAGCAGTTCACCTTTGGAATCCAACGTGTAAATGTCCTCTTTTTCAAAAAACACCTCCACGCCTTTTTCTTTCAGCTTTCGCACCGTAGTCAAGGAATCTACGGTGTTTCGTGCAAACCGGCTGACTGACTTGGTGACAATCAAATCGATTTTGCCATCCAGAGCATCTGCCACCATCTGATTGAATCCATCACGATGCACTGTGCTGGTTGCACTGATGCCCTCATCGGTATAGACTTTGACAAACTCCCAGTCCTCACGCTCTTGAATATACTTGGTATAATAATCGACCTGTGCCTCGTAGGAAGTGAGCTGCTCCTCAAAATCTGTAGAAACACGTGCATATCCGGCAACTTTTCGCTTTACTTTCTGTGTTGTCGGCAGGTGCGTTTGCAGACTGATTGTTGGCGGTATTACAGTTACTTTTCGACCCATTTCTGATTCCTTTCTCGTGCGGCTTGTTTCATTTCCTCTGTCCAACTTTCTGCCCTTGATGGGTATTTCCAATGCCGTATATCAGATGTTCCATCGTGAAAGAAAAACTGTACCTCAAATGGTTTTGGGATCACAATGTGATGAATGTTATCTCGAAATACGACCTCATCGAATTCTGTCAGTTTCAGTATGTCGCAAATTAAAGAATATAGAATTGATTCCGGAATTTGCTTTGAACCGGGGCAGTACTTTTTTCCTCTCCTCAAAAAAGTAGCACACATCCAGATGATTCCTTGTTGGAGTTGTTTTCGTTGATAGTTCTTCCCACATAATCCACAGATAATAAGGCCACTAAGCGGATAACGGTTTGTAGCACCATCATGGGTGTATTGCTCATGTCGCTGAGCCAATATAGCCTTTGCTTTGGCAAACGTTTCAAGGTCAATAATTGGCTCGTGGGCTTCCTCTACATAATATTTTTGAAGTTCTCCCTGATTTCTCGTTTTTTTCTTTTCGATATGGTTATTACGGTAGTACTTTTGGAGCATGAGATTTCCGATGTATTTTTCATTTGTCAGAATTTCACGAATTCTTGGGTTTGTCCATAGGTTTCCTTGTCGAGTTGGTATTCCCATCTCGTTGATCTTATTTGCGATTCTCTGTTGCCCCATACCGGAAATATAATCTGAGAAAATCATGCGAACAAGTTCTGCCTCATTCGGTTCGATTTCCAAGACTCCCTCTGCATTTCTGCGATAGCCCAAAATCGTAATACTACCGATTTTTCCGATTGAGAAATCCTTTCGGATTTGCCATTTTCGATTTTCACTGGCTGAATAACTCTCCTCCTGTGCATAGGATGCCAGAATGGAAAGCATCAGTTCGCCCTCTGAACTCATGGAATGAATCCGCTGTTCCTCAAAATAGACATCAACGCCTAGCGATTTCAATTCCCGTACCGTTTCCAGCAGGGTAACCGTGTTTCGTGCAAAACGAGAAATAGACTTTGTCAGAATCAAGTCAATTTCTCCCTGTCTGCATCGGTTCAGCAACTTTTGAAACTCTGCCCGGTTTCCTTTTGTTCCGGTCAATGCCTCGTCTGCATAAACACCGCAGAACAGCCATTCTGGATTGCTCTGAATCAGCTGATTGTAGTAACTGACCTGTGATGATAGCGAATGGAGCATGGCATCCTTTCCGCTGGACACTCTGGCATAGGCTGCCGTTCGTTTCAACGGGAATTGCTTTTTCTGCGGAAATACAACTTTTTGTATCACTCGTGCCGTGATAACCTCCCCCTTTCCGATGACATATTACCGTATGATCGGACGAGAGTCAAGGAATATACTGCACGAGTTTATGCCGTATTCCTTGGCTAAGATGCCATGCACACGCCGATAATCTTCTTCTGTTATTTTTCGTTCAGCAAGAAGCATTTTCAAAATTTGCACCGCTGCTTTGTACTGCATGATCTTGTCCCAGACTTCTTCTTGATTTGCCGTAGCAGCTGCGTGAGCAGTACTTTCTGTTTTTGTTGCCATAACTTACAAACACCTTCCCACAAAATTGACAGGTACAATCATAATTTGCTTTCTTATTCAGCTTTTCTGAATTGGCATACCACCATTTCAAGCGACACGCATCTGAACAGAACTTCTTTTTTCGATGCTTGGGTGTCATCACTAAAGCAGCACCACAACAAGGACACACTGCTGTTTTTCGCCTGCAATAGGAGGCGATTGTATTTACAGACACCCCAAGAATGCCAGCAATTCTTTTATAACCGTTTCCTTGCTCTCGCAAAGTGTCAATTTGCTCCTTTTGACCCTGCGTCATTTCATCTTCCTCCCGTATCTAAATTTTGTAGTGACCCAGAAAGGCTCACCATCATAAATACAGTCGAAAAAAGGGTCGAAAAATCGAACCCCCTCTTGAAAATTCAAACGAACGCAAAAAAATCCCTGCACCGGAGTTTTTTCTCCGAATGCAGGGATTTCTTCTTGCCAAATAGGACAAAGCGTGATATAATAGTTGTAGCAGCAAAAGGCGGTGGCAAGTCCGCCCTTTGTTGTTTTGGTTCAAGGTCGGTTGGTTTCAATCGACCTTATTTCTTTGCCTCTTTAATGACCTCGTCAATCAGTTCAAGGGCTTTTTCTTTGTTGTCACTCTCCAAAAGTGCTTTGATGGAAAGCAAAAGCGTCAAAAGTTCAAGCCGTGTCATGTCCTCTTTCATGCTTCCTCCTTTCTCGTCTTGCCCCGGTATTCGTGGGTGGTTTTCCCCCATCCACTATACACAGTATACCATAAGTTAAACCTATAGTCAAGCCAGTTTGGAGATGTTTGTGACAGTACACAAACGGCTTTTTGGTGATTTGTGTAGTTTATGGTTTGGGCTTTTTCCTAATTCTGATTTATAATTTCTTAAATGATTTTCCTTCAATCAGAATCTTATGGTAACTTGATGTATCTAGATTATCAATAATATCAATAAGTTCTTGGCTATTTAATGTGATAGCAGTAATGATTTGAAATGACTTTTTGATTTCTACGACTGTTTTAATAAAACTTTTCATATCTTCTGGCACAATACTTTGTTGTGCAGGTTCATCAAAAATGATAACACCTGGGTGATTACCATTTTTTTCAATAGACACCTGTAACAGTGCCATTGTGAATGCCCATATCACACGAATACCGTCACTAGCAGATGAGTCAAACTTCATATCAAATCCATCGATAGTGGGCAGAAGTGATGAATTAATAGAAATTTCAATTCCCTCAAAACTTGATAAGCTGCTGTAGTGATATCGTTTTAGATTTTCAATAAATCGTTTTTTCAAAAGGGTGATTTTTTCAATATCTGACTCTGAGATATCCTTTTTTGGAAGCTTATTTTTTTGATCTAGGTACGTATTCCATTCTACAGATAATCCCTTCAACTGTTCAGTTAAAGAAATAATTGTATTTTCTAATTTGGATAACCGTTCGATGCGATTACTAATTTCTATCCGTTTAAGCATGATTGCTTCTGATGCTTCTGTATCTGTAGTGGTAAACAAATCTGAACGAAGCGTATGTGCTAATCGCCGTAATGTTTGAAGTCGCACTTCAAGATCATCTTTTTCCCTGTTAAGTTTTTCATGTAATTCTTTGCGACTTCCCAAAGTAAATTCCAACATCTTTTTTTGTTCCCTAAGATGTCTTATATTATCTTCGATACTCATAAAACCGCTTACAGTTTCTGCATCAAGCAAATTGTCTTGAATATGCTGTTTGCAAACAGGACATATGTTTGATGAAATATCCCCACCTACTGTTTCAGACCCGAATTTTTGAAGACGTGCAGCATCTTTGTTATTACGAATGTCTGATTTCACCAAGATTAAGTCGGAATTTAGTCGTTTAATTGCTTCATTACAACTTGCTAAGCTTCTGTTTATTTCATCCAGTCGATTTTCAAAAGCAAGTATTTGCGTTTCCGTTTCTGATAGTTCAATGTTAAGTGCATCAAAATTATCGCATACAAGTGGTTTCAATTGACGCAACCCATTATACTCATCATTCAGAGATTGTATTTCCTCTTTAATTGATGCGGATCCTAAAACTGAAACAACTATTCTTGAATAATCTATATCTGATAAAACTTGCGGATGAATAGGGAGATTTGAAACTTCACATAATTCTGAATGAACAGCTTTTTTAAAGTCAGAAATTAATTGATCCCATTTGTATTCAATTTGAGTTTTTACTACATTAAGGCGATCTCTTTCTTTTTCGTTTTTTAACGTATCCAATCCCAATATATACTCTACAATTCGTTTTTTAGATTCACGAATTCCAAATACTGGCATACCGGAAAGAATGTCTGACCAACCATGTTTTTGCTCAATAAACATAGAAGCAAAAATCATCTGAAGATATAGTTTTCGTTCATTGCCATCCGATGTGCGGACTAAAGGAAGTTCCATATGAAGAAATTCTTCAAGAAAGGTATGAAATCCTTTTTCGCTTGTTGCTGAGTTTTGAATATTGACATAATAGTCTTCAGATAATATCTTATTATTGCTTATTGAATCATAATTTCCGTAATATACAGTCACAAGATGATTATCCTTACTTTCTGACTTAATATTTCTGTAAATTGTTCGAGTTTCATTGCCATTGTTGATTTCAAGATAAGCACCAGACTCAGTTACTGTTAAAGACTCTCCATTATCCTCAATGGCGGTTTTAAAAGCAGATGTGAGAACTTTGCTTCCAATTCTACCAGCACCGCCTAAAATTTGTTCAAAACCAAGGCAATAGTAGATAGCAGCAAGAATTGAACTTTTTCCGCATGTGTTTTCAAAACTTGCTATAAAGTTTAGTCCATCTTTAAAAGATTCATCGATTCCATATGTACCCTTAATAGTATTAATTTCAACTCGCAGCCTAATGATTCTCAGCATCTTTTATCCTCCATGTATCAACTATTTCTTCAACCTTGCTTTCAGTTAATTTTTTTGCTAGCAAGTTTAAATCACCTATTTCGGTTACCATCAGATCCCCAACAATCTTTATCTGTTCCGCAAGTTTTTTACCCCGGTCAGTTAATTTATATTTTGCATTCCGCTGTCGTTCAATCAATCCATATCCTATTGCATACGTTAGAGCTCGGTTAATTGATGGATCAAAACGAACAATCGGTGCATTACCGATTCCGTCCGTGAATTCAACAAGTTTTTTCATATTTTCTTGAGAAATTAAAGCAAATGAAATCATGTGAAGCTTTATGAGTGAACAAATATCTCTACGACCGCAAATGTGCATAATTAAACAAAGTTGACTAACTTTATAACTGATGCGATAATTGTACGGAACCGCATCCGGTTTTGCATTGAAAACAATATCGGTATATTTTAATGAAGTTTCTCTCATTTATTTACCCCCTAAATTCCATCGAACAATCTGCAAGCCAACTTGCTATTAAATCCTGTTTTAATTCCCCAATAGATGCTTCATTAAGTCTTGGAGAAAAATCTCGTTCAAGTTTAGAATGGAACTCATTGAGAATTGCATCAAATAAAGTACGATTCATAGTTTTATCTGTGTTCATGAGAGTTTTAATTGACACTTCACGCTTGTAGCTTTGTTCAAGCAGATAAATTTCTTCGTATATCTCTGGAAAGTTTACCCGTAAATCATTCATAATTTCTAATCCACTTATATAGTAGTCAACATAAATGCCAATCACCTTGTTTAAGGCTTCGTCAGTGTCATCAACAAGCATAATTGCCTTAATCTTTCTGCGTATGTTTGCAACTTTTTCAGACTCACATTCTGGCCAATCGGGCTCACTCGAATGTTCAACAGCTAAATTGAGTCGCATATCAGATAAATTTGTACGAATAACTCGACTTATTTCCGGTGTGAAATCATCTGCTGTTTTAATGATTATTTGAAAATCATTTGAGATATGCATATAGTCAGAAGGTTTATCTTTTTTCGCTTTAATCACTTCTTGACGCTTGCGTTCAGCATGTGCAAGAATTCGAGTATCCTTATATTCTGGAATGTTAAAATGCCATTCAACAACAGGAGGGACTCCAAGTTTCCTAAGTCTATCAGCATTTTTCTTTAATTTATCTATATCGGCAGTAAGTTTGTCTCGTTGATGAGTATATAGCTCATTATCGGTATAATTTCGCTCTGGGCAGTAACATTGATGAACAATTCCCTTGAATGTAAAACCTTCTATGCCAGCATCACCCCCGTTGGTAGCAGGAATTGCGGTGTAGTTATCTTTTTGATAACGAATACGATAGCACTGAACGCATAAATTTTCCCATTCATCACCAGTCATATAATCATCAATGAAACGCCTAATGCTACTCACAGCATTTCCTCCTTAATAAATTTAATGAAATCGAGTTTGTATAGTCTGGTTCTCGAGATAAGGCACAAATATCCACACAAAATTCTTTCACTTCATCCAAATAACGTACTATAACAAATCTAAAAAGTACATATACTTGTATTACTACTACCTCTCTATGCATCAAAAATAGCGTATCACCTATCTTTGGAGGATTCTGAATATTCATTTCAAAAAGCTCCTTTCCTGCCGGACAATGTCCATAATATTGTGATGAAACCACTTTTTTTATTTTGTAATTAACATAAAAGAATCCCTGTCGTGGTGACAGGGACTTCTAATAATCGTAGCTATCTGCCAAAGCACGAATACAGCGCTTCGACAGCGTTGTATTTAATTATACACTGTTTTTGCTGCAAAGTCAAGTACATTAAATCTTTGAATCACAGCAATAGCATTTACTTTTTCAATTTCTCGTCAATACTGGCAACGTGCTGCAAGATTTGCTGGAGTGTGTCACTATCGTTAGTGCCTTTTTTCGTGTCCTCATTCGGCTTGTCTGTAGTAGTTGTTGCATTTTTTGAAAATCCATTCAGCCCAGAAGCCTTGATGATCGCCGGATAATCCTGATACGCATAGTCCAGATCCACCTCGCCGACAATGCCGGAAACGCTGCCTTTCCAGCTGTACTGCCACAGCCCATAATTCCCAGCATAGGACGATTTTCTCACATCCACATGAGATAGAAACACGTCATACCGGCTCTTTATATCGTCCCCGATACAGCTTTCCAGAGCCGACTTGAACGTATAAATTGCCGCATAATACCCGGCAGATTCCAACGCACTGCAAAATGCCTGACACAGGGCATCTGCATTTTGCAGACTTGCCTGTTCTTCGATGTCAAAGGCAATGGGATACTCGAACTGCTTTCCAGCCAGAGCAGACAGGCACACAGCAGCCTCCT